TCCTCTTGGTTTTGGTTTACTTGTATTGATTATTGGTTTACTTGCTTTTTCACCATCATCATCTTCTGAAGGTAACCCATACAATGACTGTAAAGTGTATCTCTTTGCATAGGTTATTGCTGATCCAACTGCTTGACTGTTAGCTTTTTGTGCATCAGATAACATTATAGGTAACTCAGATACAAATGTAGCATCATCATGTATATGTCTTACTGTTGTTCTAACTACAACATCAGAACTACTATCAGCATGAGATGTATATACATACACAATCTCTTGTGTAAAATATAAACCAAACTGATTACCTTGTGATACTGCTGCAATAACATCTTCTAGTTTGGCATACGTTCTTTGTTTGCCACCATGTGTCACTTGTGCAGTACCACTTTTCTTTGCACCAACTTGTAGCTTTTGAAACTCAAGTAATGCTTCGCCAAGAGTATATTTCTTGACTGCCCAGACTTTACTAGTCTCTGCTTTTTTGGTATTAGTTTTAGTATCTGTCATGTGTAACCTCCATTATACAGATAGTTGAAGGGGTGAGTTGGGTCTACTCACCCTTTCTTTGTTATACGAATTGACCCTCGTTTATCTCGCTTGATTGACAGAACATCATTGTAGATCTCTGCTTCATCAGGTTTGATCTCTTCTTTGATTAGCTTCTTTGCATTCTCAAATTTCTTGGCAGTATCTTCAAACATCATGTAAGCATTAGTAGCTTCTGTGAAACTGTTGCTCTTGGATACATCTCGTTTTGTTTTACCATTGATAGGTATCTTGTTTGTCATTAGCTTGTCGACAACAGTGGCAACATCATCAGGCTCATTACCATGTACTACACATTCCCAAAACATTTTGATTCTGTCTAGCATGTAAGTTTGATACTCATCACTTGCATCAACAACTACTGCATCATATGTGTTACCAAATATTACAGATAACAATCCTTGCTTTGCACCTGATAGATACATATAGAATTGTATCTGTGGCATATAGAAATCAATCACAGTCTCCATGTCATTACGACTATGTGTATGTTTACATTCTATAAGTACTTTGTTTTCGTAGTCATAACCATCAAGTGTACCTTGTAGGTTTATGCTGCCATATTGTTTTTTGAATGGAACTTGGTTAGCAAATTTATAATCATAATTTTGTTTTGCCCAGTCCATGTTAAATGATTCGGTGAATGTACCAAGATTTACATTGAACAAATGGGATAGATCTTTACGACCTATCTGACCCATCTTGATTTTGTATAACTCATTCCATTTACCTTGCATCAAAGATACCATGTCGCTACCTCTGATAAAGTCCTCACGATTAGGTGAGTGTCGTGCATCTACTGTCATTGAAACCTCCATTTCTGCTATCAGCATACAGTATTTATGTAATTATATCAAGTGTTTAGATATAATCTTTGTGGTTAGATGACATACCTGCAGGTTGCAAGTTGTCATTTTTATCAGGATAAAATAATATCTTCTGATAAAATTCGTAGTAACTTTTTAGTTTGATTCTACCAACACGATCTAGTTCATCTAGTTCTTGTGGCACATCTTCAAATCTATCTTCCATTTTTTCTCTCCCATTCATCATCTTCTATTTGTACTTGTCTGTTCCATAATACTAATCCGTAATCATATCCTTGTTTATAATAAGCAGAGAATAATTTACTCTCATCTTGCTTGCCTATAAACAAACCATCAGCTACACCATCTTTAAAGAATGATAAGTAATTCATACGTTTTATTTCTTTAGGATTTTCCATTTGCTTTACTCCGTACTAATGCTTGTGCTAAGTCATAAATCATATGATCTATTTCCCAGTGCTTTATATTATGTTCTTCACATTTAGTTTGAAATTTATCTACTTTCATAGATGTAACTTTGTTCAATGCTATTTGTAAATCCCAACTTTCTTTATCACTCATTTATAACTCCTATTTTTAGTTTGATTTTTTATATCGTTTACTAAACTTTGTTTGCTTTCCCATTCATTATTTAAAAAATTAGTTATTGTTTCCCAATAATCAATGTACGTTTCTTCAAAGTACCATTGTACTTGTTCTTTATTTAACATTACTTATCTCCTATTGATGCTATTAGTTTACTTGATATCAACTCCACCAGTGACTTACGATAGTAAAGCTTTGGCTCTACATATTGATAGATCTCTGCCAGTGATGGGAAGAACTTACTGTTGAGACATATCTTGTGACACGCATCACGCAATATATCTGCAGGTATATGACCAAGCTTTGTGGCATAGACTTTTGCCTTGAGTGCCATGTCTCTCTCAGTCAAGGCAGATTGTTTGGCAGTACATACCATGACTTCCATAATCCAATCTTGAATATCTTTGGGATCAGCTACAGTCATAGCTTCCTGCATAGTCTTGATGATGAGTTGCTTCTTGTCATTGAGACGAGTAGCTACCTCTGATATGGAAGGCATCTCCCATCTGAAGAATACAAAAGAACTGTTGACTCGTTCATTTATCCTGCAGTTCAGAGTAGACTCTAGCATAGAATGAATCTTCTTTGTGTATCCGTTTGGATCTGTACCCCACTGTTGCACGAGAGTTTTTGCGATCGGTCTGTTTGTCACACCATCTGCAATACTCTTGATCCCAGTCTCCTCTACGATACTGGTTGTTAATGTAGAAATGTTTGAAGTATTTAGTTTCTCTGTCATGGTTAACCTCCTTGTATTTGTCCATGATTGCTTGGCTTGGTTGCCAATCTTTAGATAGAATGTTCATTGTGTTTGCTCCAGTAATCATTCCATAATTCTGTAGCGATTGCATTACACCAGTCTTTGTCTGACTGATAGATAGGTTTCATTTTGTAGTTGATGTATCGCTGTAGTTGTGACACATGTTCTGCTTGCTCAACTTGCTGCTCAAGACCATCAAGTGATACTACCTGATCGTAATAATCTTGCCATAGTTTTTTATACTTATTCATTTTTATCTCCATTTAAAAGTGACATTTGCATATCAGTGAATCTCATTGGTAGCACTATAGTTTTGTCGCATTTGCTACAACATCTTCCATCTGCTACTGGTAAGGCATCATTGCCTTGATCCCAATACATTTCACCATCTTCTGTGTATTGTTTTTCTATTTCTTTTTTACATATGACACACATCATTTTATTATCTCCTTAAATATTGTATCTGGAATGATGGCAACCCATCTTGGATCACCAGTCTTACGTTTATACATTGCAATATCTTTTCCGTCTAACACCTTGAAAACATTAGGGAATCCATCTACTGCTCTGTATTTTATTTCGACAACATACTCTACTCCTTTGATAACAAGTTTGATGTCACCAGTATGTTCACCACCAAGACTACCTGATAGTGGTACTTTTTTTACTGGTAACTTCCATGATGTGAATAGTTTTACAAACCAATTCTCATGATAGTTACCTTTGATCTTGCTTTTACTTGCCATTATTCACACCCATCTTTTCTAGTTCTTCTTCCAGTTCACGAACTGTACTTTTTAATTCATTGATAAGTTTGTGCAGAATAATTATCTTACCTTGCAGGTAAGACCAATCCATGCTTTCTTTGATTAGTTCTTTCATTTTATTAGACATTAGAATTCTCCATCATCATGTGAAATTGTAAGGTAAACTTGCAATGCTTCACACCAACATAGCAAATTAAATAGTTTTGGCTCAACAAGTTTACGTTCCCATTGACCAAACAACTTTGTGTTTATACCAATAGTCATAGCTAATTTTTCCTGCGATATCTTACGTTCTTGTCGCAGTAATATTAGCTTATCTATCAGTGATATGTATTGATATCGTACTGTGTTTTGCATAGCTTTAGTGTAGCCACGCATCAAGGAGAAGATGCGTGGCTACTACCCAACCAACTAGGGTTCAGTTAAAACTGTGTTTGATCTGAGTATCCATCATATCATTGAGAATATCAGATGCTTCTTTGCCTTCCCAATCTTTGGGAGCATTGTTTGCTTCCCATATTTTGATTGTCTTGGCAGTCATTTTGTTGATCCAAAACTCAGGGTGATTGTAGCCATATGGTTTAGCTACGTCACACATATGATCGTACATTATCCTGAAGTCTTGTGGTGTACCAAGTCTAGCATATACTTGGCACATTTTTAGTTCTGATGTTGTGTAATTGATGTCCATTATAACCTCCATTAATTGAACATTGAGTCTGACTTAGACATATATGATAGCATCTTACTGTTACGTTCGACAATAGTTTTGTTCGTACTACTGACATTTTCAGGGTGAGATATCCAATGAGTTACTGCATTGTATAATGCCCATTTGTTTTTACCAATTTGATTTTCATATTTACCCCATAAACCAAGTAAGTTTACAAACTGAGTTTCGTTACGATATCTGCCATCAACAGTTGGCTTTGGTGTCCAAGTTAATTTATCAAATAAAGTTATTGCATCATCATCTCTTACTTTGGTGTTGTACCACTCACGAAAGCGAGGCTCGTTGTCACGAAACAAATTGATTGAGTGTTTAATATGATCGAAGTTGTAATTGAAACGACCATTATGTTTCTGTCTGTAGTTGGCAATTTTATCAGGTGTAGTGCAACCATTCATGCACCACAGACGTAGACCATCAGCTTGTATCATCACAGACCATACTCCATTGTAAGAGTTACGAACTGTAATTTGAAATGCAATGTAATCTTGCTGTGCAGGATCATCAAAGCAAATCTCTTTGCATATGATTCGTGCTTCCATCATAGCACCATTATCAATCATGTTTACTTGTGTAATGTATGGTGTATTCATACTGTCCACAATATCAATGATTGGATCAAGTACTTTTGCATGAGTGACAGGTCTATATGATTTAGAATGATTGCCAAGATACTCTTCTGTATCTGCTCTGATAATCATAACACGATCATCACAGTTGATTAGTTTGTCATCACACATACCTTTCATTGGTATAGTTTCTATAGGAAAGTTATACTCTGCAGGTTTGTCGATTAGTTTAGCTAGTTGTGTCATGTGGTTCATAGTTACCTCCTTTATAAACCAGTTGTGTTAAATGCTACCAAACAAAACATGAATGCAGCAAACGAAATGATACAGAAGATTACCCATATCAAATATATTATAAAGAAATTGTCCATTACTTCTTTACTTTCTTTCTTGTATTGGCAAGTCCATGTTGGAATGTTGCCAAGCTTATTGTGTATGCAACAATGAAGTTGAATACATATGGATCAGCACCTGACCATTCATATGCATATATGATTGATAGTACAGTGCCAACAGTACCTAAGATTATACATGAAATGTAAATCATATTTGATTCTCCTTTTTAATTATTGATTCAAAACGATCGGTGAGTTTGTCGCTGACTTGCTATTACACGATCAGGTTGACAACTCCCCCACCAACTACAGCCTGAGCATTTGTAGTTAGCAAGCTACCCAGAGTATGAGATGGAATCTCATAGATTAGTAGAGCCTCGTATGGCGATACTAATCTTCAAGGTTTGAAAATAAAAATAAAAGGTAGAGCATTACACTCTACCCTTTATATAGTGCTTTATGATTTCGCTAGTGCCTTGTCTTTGGCAGTAACTTTCTTCTTAGCTACAGTAGGCATTGGTTGTTTCGCCAACTTGTACTGTTTCTTGTTTATGTACCACTCTATGCCGTAGTTTGGTTGTACCTTACCATTCTCCGTTGCCCAATCATAACCCATGATCTTAGTGAAGAGGGTAGTGAATTGATCATACAGTGCCTTACATAATTCGTATTTGTCTTGAGCCATCATGTATGCAATCTCAACATATGTACCACGAACCTCATCTGCTGACAGTCTTTCGACGTCTTGATTGTAGGTGTATTGTGTACGATCAAGATAATCTTTAGCAGATTTGAGAGAGTATGCAGTAGATAGTGACATACCTCCGTAGATTAGAAACAGATCCAAGTTGTATTTTGGATTCTCCATACGTTCGGACTGTTGTATACCAGTCTTTGAGTATGATGTTTCTCGTTGTGTACCATCAGCATTCATTGGTCGGTCGATAAGAAAGTTGTCGACGTCGTTGAATAGTGAATCAGGTGTTTCACTTAGTAGTACGTTAGATAGTTCAGTTATGTTTTTAAATGTATTTTTCATGATTTGATTCCTTTCATATATCATGGTTAATGTATGTACTAAACAAAAACTGCAAAGTACGATATCACTCGTCACACTTAGTCAAGTGCGATAGTCGGCTTGCCGATAATGCGAACCAACATATCTCACAGACATGACTATTGAAACGGGGTGAAGCATTACACTTTACAAGTGTGGTAAAATAACAGAGGCGTTTTGCAGTTTTTGTGCCTCGCAGAGTAAAGGGAGTGTGCGAAGAGAGGGATATTGTCGCATGAAGAGTCAAGAGATCTGGGCGATCTTCAGATCTTTTGATCCTCGAAATACGAATGTGTTTAGAGGATTCACAGTCATTGGTATCATTAACCATTGTTTATTATATGTAATCATGAATTGTTATGGTGTGATCTCACCAGTCTGTCTGTGAATCCCTGCGACCCAAATGCCTTGAACACCGAGCAAATGCAAGAGGGGAAGAGGTTGGGCTACTAGCGATAGTTAGCCTTGTTCTTACAAGGCTTACTCTTAGCTTGTAGGGGAACTCTTGCATTTGTGAATGGGCATGGCATTAGGCACAGTGTACATGGAGGTGAAATGTCCAATAAATACAAGGTGTTACAAATGCCCTTGACAAGCATTTGATTAGTGTTCATAAAAGGGGGGTAAGGGGGGATCTCTTGTTAACACAGATTAGATTGACCAAGAAACAAAAACTACTTGTTGATACGATCGTAGCAACTGGTTGTAGTGTAACAGATGCTAGTGTCACTGCAGGATATGCCAAAGGTGAATCAGGAAGAGTGACAGCCAGTAAGACTTTGCGACTGCCTCATATCCAAGAGTATATGCAACAAAGAGTGAGAGAAAGTATTGGATTGAATGCTACGAAAGCCTCGAATAAGATGCTTGAGTTAAGTAGTAGCGCTAAGAGTGAGTACGTGCAGTTAGAAGCTAGTAAGGATATACTAGATAGAGCAGGATACAAACCAATAGAGAAGTCTATGAACTTAGTCACTGGTAATATAAATGTTAGTATAGACTTGACATAAACAGATGTGTAGAGCTACAGATATAAATGCAAAGTATGATATACTAGGGGTGGGGGTAAAAATGTGGGCGAGTACTACTACAACACCTCTCATACAAACATTATTCTTTAAAAAGGTACGTTATGGCTAAGACACCTGCATGGACTAGAAAAGAAGGTAAGAACCCTAAGGGTGGATTAAATGCTAAGGGTCGTGCCTCATATAAAGGTGGCACATTAAAAGCACCAGTAAAGAGTGGTGACAATCCTAGACGAGCTTCCTTCTTGGCTCGTATGGCAGGAATGAGAGGACCAGAGAAAGATGCTAAAGGAAAACCTACTAGGTTATTATTATCGCTTCGTGCATGGGGTGCTTCAAGTAAGGCTGATGCTCGTGCAAAAGCTAGAGCAATATCGAAACGAAACAAGTCAAAGAAAAAGACTTGACGAAATTCATTTAAAAGTTGAATTATTAAGATATAAACTTAAAGAAAGGAAAGCTAAGATGCCAATGGGAAAAGGAACATACGGAACTACTAAGGGTCGACCACCTGCAAAGAAGAAGATGACTGCAAAGCAAAAGACATTACCTACTGCTTTACAGAAAAAAATTATGGCATCTAAGAAGAAAAAGTAGATGGCAGTTAATGCAGCAGGAAACTATACAAAGCCTTCAATGAGAAAGGCTTTGTTTAATAGGATCAAAGCGAGTAACAAAGGTGGCAAGTCTGGTCAATGGTCTGCTCGTAAGGCACAGATGTTAGCTAAACAATATAAAGCTAAAGGTGGAGGTTATACTTCCTAATGGCTTTGAAGAAATCACAGAGGTCGCTTCGTGCATGGACAAGACAAAAGTGGAGAACGAAATCAGGTAAACCTAGTACACAAGGGTCAAAGGCAACTGGCGAACGTTATCTACCTGAAAAAGCAATTAAAGCTTTATCGGACTCTGAATACAAAGCCACTACGGCTGCTAAACGCAGAGCAATTAGAAGAAATAAACAAGTATCTAAACAACCCAAAAAGATTGCAAGCAAAACGAAAAGCTATAGATCTTATTCATAGGATAGAGAATGATTGATATATACTTCCAACTATTTAAATTTTTTAATAAGCTAGGTAATTTTTTTTATAATAAGTACTGTAAGGTACTTCATGAGAAACAAGTGAATCGTAAGACACGAGTTGTTAAATGACATTCTTACATACTCTCAAGATTGAAGAGAGACGAATACTTAGAGAAGTCGTTAAGAGAGTTCACCTGAAACACCACCCTGAACAATTCTGTACTGATAGGGAAGCAGACAAAGTAATAGCTGTTATTGGTCCTGAGACTGTAGACACTCTTCTTAGAGTCGGAGTTAATACTCGCATTGATACAATTTAAATACAAACCTGATGGACAAGTTATCAAGGACTTCATGAAAGATAATACTTTCTTTCGTGGCATAAGAGGTCCAGTTGGTAGTGGCAAGTCAGTAGCTTGTAGTATTGAAATATTTCGTAGAGCCTTAATGCAAGAGCCTGATAAGAATGGTAAGAGAAAAAGCAGGTGGGCAATCATTAGAAACACTAACCCACAACTAAGAACAACGACTATTAAGACTTGGCTTGATTGGTTTCCTGAGAATGAGTGGGGGAAGTTTATGTGGTCTGTGCCTTACACTCATATGATAACAGCAGGTGACTTAGAGATGGAAGTTATATTCCTAGCACTTGATAGACCTGAAGATGTAAAAAAATTACTTTCATTGGAACTTACTGGTGTATGGGTCAACGAGGCTAGGGAAATACCTAAGTCAATTATTGATGCTTGCACTATGAGAGTTGGCAGATATCCTAGTGTGAAAGATGGTGCTGCAACTTGGAGTGGTGTTATCTGTGATACTAACAGTCCTGAAGAAGATCACTGGTGGTCTATCATGAGTGGCGAAGTTCCAGTGCCTGATCATATTTCTTTGGAAGAAAGTCGTATGTTAGTCAAGCCTGACAACTGGCAGTTCTTTACACAACCTAGTGGTATGATAGAAGAGAAAGATGAAGATGGTGCTGTTACTGGATACAAGCCAAATAAAAAAGCAGAGAACAGATTAAATATATTGGAATCATATTATCCTAACTTGGTTCAAGGTAAGACTAAGAGTTGGATAGATGTGTATGTAATGAACAGACTTGGCAGTATTCAAGATGGTAAGCCAGTCTATAATATGTTTGTACATGAAACTCATGTAGCTAAAGAAGAAATACCAGTAGCTGATGGTGTGCCGTTATATATTGGATTGGACTTTGGATTAACTCCTGCTGCAGTCTTTGGGCAAAAGGTAAGAGGCAGATGGTTGATACTGCAAGAGATAGTAGCCTTTGATATGGGAATTGTTAGGTTTGCAGAATTGTTAAGGGCAGAGATAGCTACAAGATATGCCAACTGTGAAGTACATATTTATGGAGATCCTGCAGGTGACTTCAGGGCGCAGACTGATGAATCCACCCCTTTTCAGATATTAAGAGGTGCAGGATTAAGTGCCAGACCTACAACAAGTAATGATGTTGCCTTAAGAATTGAGTCTGTTGCATCTGTATTAAATAGAATGGTTGATGGTAATTCAGGAATATTGATTGACTTTAGGTGTAAAGAATTGGTAAAAGGGTTTGAGGGAGGTTATCAATATCGTCGTATGCAAGTGTCAGGAGAACGATATGAAGATAAACCTCTTAAAGATCGATACTCACATATTCATGATGCCATGCAATATTTGATGTTAGGGTCAGGCGAAGGAAGGCAAGTACTAGGCATGAACAAAAAGATTGAAACCTTTAATGCTAGAGTAGAATATGATGTCTTTAATCGTAGACCTAAGCATCAGAAACGGCAGGGATTATGGGCAAGAATGTAAGGAGTTTACAATGTGTTTAGGTGGTAGCCGACCAAAACCTCCTCCTCCAACAGTAGAGGAGAAAGAGGAAGAAATGGAAAGAGAAGCTGTTAAAGAAATAGAAACAGAAAAAAGATCAGAAGCAAGACAAGATGTTCTTGAAGAAAATATAACTCGAAAAAGAAAAGGTAGTGGTAGACGATCTTTGCTCCGAGGTTCAGGTGGTGGCATAGGTTTCTATAACGAATACGATAACTAATGCACGAGAAAACTGTAGAACAAATGCTTCAAAGCTATGAGAAGGCTCAGGCTGTAAGGCTTAACTTTGAAGATCTTTATGATGAAATCTATGAGTATTGCTTACCTCAAAGACAAGGATTTAAAAACTTTTCAGTAGGCGAAAGAAAAGATGACAAGATCTTTGACGAGACTGCAGTCGTAGGTATTCAAGAATTTGCATCAAGACTACAGTCAGGATTAACTCCTAACTTTGCAAGATGGGCAGACTTTGTAACTGGACAAGAAGTTCCTGAAGAAGAAAAAGATGATGTTAATAATGCACTTGATGGTGTCACTGATTATGTATTTGAAATACTACAGACATCAAACTTTGCTCAAGAGATACATGAATGCTTTATAGACTTGGCACTTGGTACTGCAGTTATCTGTGTCATGGAAGGTGATGCTGTTAATCCAATTCGTTTTCAATCAATACCTTTACCTCATGTTGTTTTAGATACTGGACCTGATGGTAAGGTTGATCATGTGTATCGTGAACGTATGATAAAGAACGAAGATATACCAATAGCATATCCTAATGGTATTCTTACTCCACAAATGGCAGAAAGAATAAGCAGAAGTCCTGAAGCTAAAACAAAAATCCTTGAAGTATCATGTCGTTTATATGATGATCCTAACGAAGAAAAGTATGGATATTATGTTATAGACATAAATGAAAAAGCTATGATTATGTCAGAAGTCTATACTGGTGTTGGATCAAATCCATTTATAGCTTTTAGATGGAGTAAAGCATCAGGCGAAGTCTATGGCAGAGGACCTGCATTAAATGCTCTTAGTGCAATCAAGACCTGCAATCTTACAATAGAAATGATACTTGAAAATGCACAGATGGCTATATCAGGTATCTATCAGATTGATGATGATGGTATAATTAATGTGGATACTATTAACCTAGTTCCTGGGACTGTCATTCCTAAAGCACCAAACTCACAAGGACTACAGCCAATTAGAGCGGCAGGATCATTTGATGTTGCTAACCTTATTTTAAATGACATGAGAAATAATATAAAGAGAGCTTTGTATAATGATATGTTAGGTGATCCCAACAGAACACCTGCATCAGCTACCGAAGTTGCAGAACGTATGGCAGATCTATCTCGTAAGATAGGCTCTGCATTTGGTAGACTGCAATCTGAAATGGTACAACCATTACTGCAAAGGGTAGTCTATATATTACAGAAGCAGGGTCGGATAGAAATGCCGACAGTTAATGGTAGAGAAGTTAAGATACGAAGTGTTTCTCCCCTTGCACAAGCACAATCCAATCAAGATATTGTGTCGTTGAATAGATTCCTACAAACTGTGGCAGGATCATTCGGTCCTGAGATTTTAAATATATTAATATCTTCAGAAGAAACAGCACTGTATTTAGCTAAGAAGTTTGGTGTACCTGATAATTTAATTAGAGATGCAGACGAAAGACAACAGCTAGTGCAGATGGCACAACAAATGCAACAGCAACAACAACAAGGAGCATTGCCAAATGCCTCAACACTTGGGGGTTGATGGATACCCTAGATCAAAAGAAAAAGACGAACAAATTTCCAAAGTTATAGAATCAGTATTTAAAACTCCTAATGGAATGGAGATGTTAAAGTATTTAAAGTCAATTACTATCGAAGCAATTAGTGGTGCTAATATATCAGATGCAGAACTTAGACACCTTGAAGGGCAAAGATATTTAGTGGCTTTAATGGTTAAAAGAATCAATCATGCAACGAGGTTAAAACAATGAGTGAAGAACAAACAACACAAACAGAATCTGCTACAGAGACCCCAACAGAAGTAAACTCACCTCCAATTACAACTGAATCTGTAGCAGAACCAACTCGACCTGAAGGACTACCTGAGAAGTTTGCTACTTGGGAAGATATGGCTAAGTCATATTCTGAGATAGAATCTTGGAAAGGTAAGAAAGAAGAAGATATCAAAGCAGGACTTATGCAGGAACTTGAGACAGAAGCTTACTCTAATAGACCTGCTACTTCAGGTGACTATCAAATACCTGAAGTATTAGATGAAGGTGAAGCTGCAACTAATCCTCTTCTCAAATGGTGGGCAGATTATTCATGGGAGAATGGTTTGTCACAAGATGAGTTTAACGAGGGTATAACTAAATGGGCAGAGCATACTGGATCGAATCAACCTGACCTTGAATCAGTTAAGAAAAGTTTAGGTGATAATGCAAATGCTAGAGTAGAGGCTACTCAACTATTTGTTAATAAGTTCTTTCCTGAGGATCTAAGAGATGCAGTATCTGAACTAGGTAGTAGTGCTGAGGGAATCAAAGCATTAGAACTTATACAAAGATCAATGCAACAAACAAATATAAATCCACAAGCAACGTCACCATCTAAAACAACCATTGAAGATCTTATGGCTAAGATGAAAGATCCAAGATACTATGATCCTGCAAGAAGAGATAGGGCATTTGTTCAAGAAGTGACTGATGGCTTCAAGAGAATTTAATGGTGAGGGTATCTATGATGGATACCCAATCATCAAATCTAATCTTAGTCATGTAGATTATCTGCAAAATAATATGCGAGATGCTGATGTAAGAGAGTGCATTATACATGGTGCAACTCCTTTTCGTGCATTGATGGCAGGATTACGAGAGCCAAATGGTGAGACTTATACAGTTATGGTTGATAATAATCCTGCTTTAATCTTTGGTTGCAACCCAATATATACAAATATGATAGGTAAAATATGGGCATTAGGCACATATGATATACATAAAATAGAAAAAAAGTTTCTTAAATGGTGCAATCCAGTGGTTGATTACTATCAAAAACAATATTATCAGCTAGAAAATGTAGTACCTGCAGATCATGCACACACCTTATCATGGCTCAGTTTTGTAGGTTTTGAGATACTTGACCCACCAGTTATGTTAAATGGTTTTGCAGTTTTACGATTTGTACGTTGCAAAGGCGAAGAAATTTTGGTAAACAAAGAATATAGCCCAGTATTTAGCTGATAGCCCTAACGGATAACTAGATGATGCTAAGATGGATAACTAGATAAAATGTAACATTAACTTTTTTTGAGGAGAACTATAATGGCTAACACAATAGACACAGCCTTTATTACGCAGTTCGAAACAGAAGTTCATTTAGCTTATCAAAGAATGGGTAGTAAATTAAGAAATACTGTCCGTACTGTAGCTAATGTGAGTGGAAGTACAGCACGATTTCAAAAGATCGGTACTGGAACTGCATCAACTAAATCCAGAAATGGACAAGTAACACCAATGGAATTGGCACACACCACAGTAGATGTGAGTATGTCTGACTTCTATGCTGCTGAATTTATCGACAAGTTAGATGAATTAAAGACTAACATAGATGAAAGACAAGCCGTAGCAACAAGTGCTGCTGCTGCTCTAGGTCGTAAGACTGACGAGATCTTATACACTGCTATGGACTCAGGTGCTAACTCATCTCAATTACATGACACAAGTTCTGCAGTAGAAAAGGCAGACTTACTAAGTGCATTTGAGACTTTTGGTACAAATAACATACCTGAAGATGGTGGCAGATATATTGCTATGCACCCAAAGGGATATGCTGACTTATTTTTAATTACTGAGTTTGCATCATCTGACTTTGTTGGTGATCAGAATTTACCATTTGCAGGTGGCATGAGTATGAAAGAATTCTTAGGATTTAAGATATTCTCAACTGCTGCAATTACTGCAGGTAAGAATATGGTCTATCATACAAGTGCAGTAGGATTAGGTATTGGTGCTGACGTAAGTACAGAACTAAACTATATTCCTGAGAAAGTATCTCACTTAGCAACCTCAATGATGTCTATGGGTGCTGTTGTTATTGATAACAATGGTGTCTATGAACTTCTTGACAACAACTCATAGGAGGGTCGAATGGCTTATAGTGCAAGTGGTCTTCACAAAATTGGTGGTGCTAGTGGAGTATGTTTATGGATTTATCAAACAGCAGATGCGATTGCTGCAGTAAATTCAGCAGGATACTTTACTGGTGAAGCAGTTAATATGTTGAACGTAAGAGATTTAATTATTGTTCAAGATACTAATACACCAACAACAAACTTTGTTACTGTTTTATCAAACAATGGCACAACAGTTGATGTCTCTGACGGAACTGCAGTGGCAGAAACAGACGGAGATTAGGAGTAGGGGGAGCAATCCCCCTATCTTTATATGACAAGTACAGTAGCAAATTCAGCAATAGACATAGCATCAAGAGCATTAGTTCTTATAGGTGCAGAGCCTATTACTTCTTTTGACTCATCAAGTACAGAAGCATTAGTAGCAAGTAATATGTATGAAGATACAGTTCGTGCTACTTTAGCTACTGCAAGATGGAGATTTGCTACAGAACAAGCTGTATTGAATCAACTTACAGACACACCAACAGGTCGATTTGATATTGCACATCAATTACCAAGTGATCTTCTTATACTTCATGCCGTAACTATTAATGATAGATTAATTGAATATACTGTGTATGGTGACAAAGTATTTAGTGATTCAACAACTAATGACACATTGATAGCTGACTATACATTTAGAGCAGAAGAAGTAAACTTTCCTAGTTACTTTTCCTTAGCCTTGCAATATTCACTGGCATCTATCTTTGCTACCTCTATAGCTAGAGATGACAGACTAATGCAAATCATGGAAACAAAAGCTAATATGTTAATGGCAAAAGCTAGAAACCTAGACTCACAACAACAAACAACAAGACGATTATCAACATCAAGATTTATAACTGATAGGAGAAGTTAAATGGCAAGAGTAAGAGTGCCATTAAATAACTTTCAGTTTGGAGAAGTTAGTCCTGCCCTTACATCTAGGACAGATACTAAAGTATATACTAATGCTGCAGAGCAGGTAAGAAACTTCTTTATTAGATCAGAGGGTGGTCTAAAGAAAAGAACTGGCACTAAAAGACTAGCTAACTTTGGTAGTAGTCCATCATTCACAGCAACGGCAAGTCTACGACAAAGTGTTAGAATAGAACCATTTATATTTTCAGATGATGAAAAATATATAATAGCCTTTAGTAATACACGAATTGAGATATTTCAGATTGATCCTTCTACTGGTGCAGTGGCATCTGTTCAGGCAATTACAAGTCAGACATGGTTAGTTAATACAACCTCAGCACCTTATCTTGAAGAGATTACCTTTGCACAGCAAGGTGATCTTATGTTTATATGTCACAATACATTTCAGACTAGAATATTAGAACGTACTGGACTTACTACATTTACAGTATCTACATTTAACTTTGATTCATCAAGAGATGGCAATGACATATTTCAACCATACTTTAGTTTTCAGCCATTAGGTATGACTATGGCTTGTAATAATACAAGTGGTAATAGTAGAACATTAACTGCTAGTGCTGATTACTTTGTAGCAGGTCATGTAGGAGTTGATATACTTATAGGTGAAACTCGTTGTCGTGTTACTGCAGTGGCAAGTGCCACTTCTGCTACAGTAAATATAGCAGGTACAATTAGACAGCAATTAGAAATAGATAGTATTAAAACATTTGAAGGTAGTGGAACAGTTAGAGTTACAAAAGCTTTGCATGGTTTAGCTACTGGTGCTTCAGTTACATTTGAAAGATCAGGTGCAGTAGGAGGTATTGCTAATAGTAATATAAATGGTGCAAGAACTATAACAGCAGTTCCTGATGAGAATACATTTGAATTTACTGCAGGTGGCAGTGCTACTGCTACATCAAGTGCTATTGGTGGTGGTAGTCCTCGTATTGTTACTGGTGCAGCAACTACTGAGTTTAGTGAACAAAGTTATTCTCCACTTAGAGGTTATCCTGCTGCAGTTACTTTTCATCAAAATAGATTATGGTTTGGTGGTACATTGGCACAACCTGATGGCATTTGGGGTAGTAGGTCAGGACAGTTCTTTAACTTTGATATAGGTGATGCAGAAGATAATGATGCTCTTGATCTTACTGCAAACGTAGGTGAGATCTTTTCTATTAGACATTTAGTATCTAACAGAGATTTACAAGTCTTTACTACTGGTGCTGAGTTGTTTGTTCAAGCACCAACAGACAAACCAGTTACACCTTCTAACGCACAGATACGCAGACAAACTCCTTATGGTGCATCATTTGTAAAACCTACAGTGTTTGATGGTGCGACTTTGTTTATACAGAAAACTGGTAGTGCATTGAGAGAGTTTCTATTTACAGACTCTGAAGCAGCATACACATCTGTGGCTGTGTCAGGTCTTGCACCTCATTTAATACTTGATCCAGTTCAGATGACATCAATCAAAGGTGCATTGAATCGAAGTGAGTCATATGCTTTTCTTATAAACAATGATGGCACTATAGCTGTATTTTATTCCGTAAGAGGAGATCAAAAAGCAGGTTGGACATTATGGGATACTGAAGGAACATGGCATAGTATATGTGCAGTGCATGAAAGATTGTTCGTTGTGTGTGCTAGAGATGATGGTTCAGGAACAACTAAATTGTTTCTTGAAGAGTTTCAAACAGATATGCCTATGGATTTCTGTGATACATTTAGTGGTAGTGCTAGTGTCTTTGGCAGTTTAGGATCACACTTTGCTAATGATGCTGTAGTTAAAGCTACTAATGGTAATGACTTTTTAGGATCATTTACTGTATCAGGTGCATCAATAGATGCTAGTGCAGTAAAGAGTGGATTGTCTCAGGCATTTATAGGCTATGCTTTTACACCTACACTTAAAACTTTACCTATTGATGCCACTATACAAGGTGGACCTTTGACTGGTGAGCCTAGACAAATACCAAAAGTCATACTAGATTTATTCTCAACACTAGCTGTAAGTGTTCAAGGACCAAGTACTACATCAACTAGTAGAGACTTGGTTATAAGAAATACAACAGATACAGTGACAGGTGGCTTGATGGAAAGGTCTGCTGTTACTGGTAAAGAGGAGTTTAGATTGTTAGGATATAGTCGTGATCCAAGAGTTATAGTATCACAGTCTTTTCCTTTGGACTTACAAATTAACGGAATGATAGTAGAGGTAGCATTTTGATTGAACTATATATAGCATCAGCACTTTTATCAGCTAAAGCATATAGTGATGCAGGAGCAGGTGCAAAAGCAGAAGGTGCATTAACTGCTCGTAATGTTAAGACTCAAGGAAAGATAAGAGCCTTGCAAGCATTGCAAGAGCATAATGATATTATGGCAAACTTACAATCTTTTAAGAATCAGAATGCAGCTATAGCAGGTGTTACTGGTAGAGCAGAAGATAGATCATATAAGGCATTATTAAAAAAAGCTGAACAAGATAATAAAACATTAGCACAAAGATCTAACTATCAGAACCTTGCAGAACAAAGTAAGTATTCTCAACAAGCAGTTATGGCAGTAACAAAAGCAAATAATATATCCAGAGCATATAGATATAAAGCATTTGGTACATTATTGAGTGCAGGTATGAAAGCAGGTAGTGTTACTGGTGGTGACATGGGTACAAGTGGAAGTGGACTTTATACATAATGGCAGAGTTTATTAGATCAAAACCTACTACATTTAGAAACAAACCAGTTGGAGTTGTTCGTGCAGATACTGGTGCAGTTCAATTAGGTAATGCTGTAGCTGAGTTAGGAAACTCAATGCAGAAGATTTTTTGGGAAGAAGCTAAGCAAGATGCTATAAAAGATGATGTTCAAAGGGCAAAGACATTAGCTGTTGCTGATAATGGTAAAGTTGTATTTGAAAAAGCAAACTTTACTGAAGTAGGTACACCATATGCACAAAAGATATTAGCACAAAGATATAGCAATGCTATTGGTATAATGTCTAAGAGTGAGTTTGCAAAACTACAAAGTGAAAACAGATATGATAAAGATTCTTTCGACACACAAGCTAATACATATATAGAGGCTCATGTAAAAAGTTTTAAAGATAATGGCATGGAACAATACATACCTGACTTTATTACTAAGATTACAAATCAAAAGGTACTGCATTCTAATAAAATATTAAATGATACTATTGCTAGAGATGAAAGAGTAGCTGCACAAAATACTTTATTAACAACTAGAGACAATATAAATTCATTAGCTACACTTACATATACAAAAGGAAATCTTGAAAAGAGTGATATAGAAGTAGAAGGTCCTGAAGTATTTAATCAAATAGATACAGATATAAATGAAACTGTAAAAGAAATAACAGATAATATTAATAGCCTTGTGCAAGACGGACATATTAAAGCACCTGCTGCTGCTGATTTATTTTCAGAACTAAGAAGAAGTCAGGCACTTGGAACAGTGAGACATGTAGTTGATAGACTTGGTGAAAATGGTACAGCTATCAAAGGCATTGAACAAATAATGCAAAGTAAAAAACCATCACAAAAACTTATTAATACGATTATAGAATTGTCAGATAATGCTGTAACGATAGATGATTTACAAAAAGTATTTGATTTAAAAAATAATTTAAATCTTTCAAGAACTGATATGGGTATTATTACTCGTGAAATTAGCAATAGATCAGGTGATGCAGATAAACTTATGACTGCTATGGGCGAAGATTATCAAACATCAGGTTTTGCTAATTTATTAAACGGCTCAGCAACTTCACCTACTATTTTACAGAACAATGACAAAACAAGAGATGGTTTAAATGCAGGTCTAAGTAAAGAGTTAGGCACAAAAATTACATCTATGAACTTATTAACTATGCCACAAGAGCAATATGATATGGCATTGCGAATGGTAAGGACACAATCTGTTGTACCTACATCAATGCACGAGTTATTTAAACACCCTGATATAACAACATTAACTGCATTAGATAGTGCAACACGATCACAAAAAACACAGTATCTTAATAGAGTATTGGATATGTGGAACAATACTGCATATACAAAAGATGGTCGTTCTAAGTTAAAAGGATATGATGATGAATACTTTAAGTTTATTGCTATTGATGCAGTAGCTAGGGCTAATGGTGGTGACATAGTTGATGCGTTTAATTATTTCTCTAGGATACCTGCTACTGAAAAAGATTTAAATGAAAATATAAAACTTGTTGTTCAAGAGTTTTTACCTGAAGCTACCACTACTTCTGTTGATAAAAGTCTTGAATCTGTATTAGCAAAAACAGATGTAAAGGCACAACATTGGAATCAAATGAAGCCTTATGTGCAAAAACTATTAGTGTTTAAAAGATTAAAAGGTGTTGGTAATGAAAAAATGGCAGAGTTTAATCTTGAGAATATGATTAAAGTAATCAATGGCACTTATGATAAGTTATATATTGAAGATGAAACTATTTATGATGTGCAAAATCTAGGGCTAAAAGATCAAAGAACTAGATTTTCACCACAAAGAAAATATGTAGATGGTAACTATGATAAGTTTAAATTGTATGTGAACAATATGGTTGCTGAAACAACAAAAGTAGATGGTGTTTTAGGATCAGAGTATTTTCTTTTGCCTGATTATAGAAACTCACAGTTTGGAGATCAAGCATACACAATAGTAAATAGAGATGGTCGAGCATTGCTAAATAATGAAGGTGTTGAAATATATTTTAATACTAAAGAATTTGATAAACAGTTAAGTTATGATGCAGAAGAAGCAAGAAAAAGAAGCATAAATCAAGTTTACAATTCAAGATTATCTAAACTAAAAGCAAAAATTCCAGAATCCGAACTATCTTTATATAAACCTAGTATAGAAAATATTAATTTTGTAGATTTTATTGGTAATGATAAGAGAGATCCTACTTACGTCTCAACATTAAAATCAGTAAAAAATTTAGAAACACCTATTATTTCAGGTGATTATGAATTGGCATCTGAAATATTTAAATCAAAGTCACAACAAGAATTTGAGGACTATGATAAATTTGGTGTAAGACAACAAGCAGGTACAAATAATCGTGTAGTTGATATACTACAAAAGGGTACACTTAAAGAAGATGGCACAAGAGATAAATCATTTTCGGAATATGTAAATGGATTAGAAGATAGTTATATTGAAAAAAAGATAGCAGGTAAAGGATTTGAAAATCCATCTTGGCAATTAATAACTCGTGCCGAAACAATGAAAGAAGGTATGTTAGATACAGTAAGAGAAATAAAAAATTCTCTTTATACACCTGATGTTGCTGTAGAAATACAAGACAATTTGATTGATATAGTAAATTACACTTCAGAAAAAGAAGATTTTAAAGTTGCTCCATACATAGATGCCAACACATTATCTATAGGCAGAGGTTTTAACATTCAATATCTTACAGATAAGGATTATGACAAGATGCCAGACAGTTTAGTATCTAAGCTGAAACCACTACAAGCATGGCTTAATTCAAACTCTGATCGTACAACTGCACAGCTTAGAGAAAAAATGAATGACTTTAAAAGAGATCTAGGTGGCACAGAAGGAATGAAACAGCAAGTAGCTGATCTTATTTATACAGATAAAATAAAAGAAATATATGAGCAGTATAGTAATGAGTTTCCTAATTTTGGAGAACTTGCTGTTGATAGGCAAAAGGCATTAATTGATTTCTCTTATCAGTTTGGTCATGACAGATTAAAGGATAAAGAAAGAGGATTTCCAAAATATTATGAATCCATCACAAAAGCTATAAATACAGATGATCCTGATTTAAGATCGTATTACTTTAGACAAGCAGGTTTTCATCAAGCATATAATTATGGTGAATTCAATAATACTAAAACTAAAATACATTTACAGACAAGAGGTAGGGTAGGAGATAGAGCTAATTTATTAGGCTTTGTTATAAGAGATAATGCTAACTTTATGGATCAGGAGCTTGGTTAATGAGGCTTGAATATACTGGCACAAAACCACAAGGCTTTAATCCTACTGGTGATCTTGCTACACAAGTTGAGCCACTACATTCTATATATCCTGATAGTGAGGGTAGAGTTGATCCAACATTCTTTGAAGGAGTTAAGGCTAACTTTAAATATCAATGGCTACCTATTACTAATACTACTGCTGAATACTTTAATTTTATAGATACACCATATGATGAATCATTTGATTGGCTTGGTGAAATACAAAAGAATGAAGATTATTTTTATGCTGATGAACTATCAAGAGCCAAGAACATGGAGCATTATCAATATATAAAAAATGATTTGATGGCTATGCAACAAAATCGTGAGGTGTTTCAAAGATCAGGTATAGGTGCAACATTGGTTGCAGGTGTAGTAGATCCATTAAATATAGCTTTCTTTCACCCAGTATTTAATACTGGGATAAGAGCAGCTTGGGCAGCTAAGTCTGCTTTTGGTGTGGCAAAGGAATCAGGTAAGATAGGATTTCTTTTTGGTATGGGAAGTGAAGCACTACGAGCGCCTTTCGATCCATTCAATACTTATGCTGAATCAGTTACTAATGTAGCAGGTAATACTGTGTTTGCAGGTTTACTTGGTGGTGGTGCTAGAGGTATTACAAGTAAGTTTGGTAATATAGTTGCTAATCATAAAGCTAAAAAGAATCCTGATGCTAATGTTGGCAACAATAATTACAACTTAAAACAAACATTTATTGATGGCTTAAGTAAGGGAGAAGAATTTCCTGATTATGTTTTTCATAGGACAAATAGAAATCCCAACATAAACAAGGAAGGTTTAGTTGGAGGTGGTGTTCAAGGTTTTAGACCAATATCAGATAAAGGATATGGTGATGTAGTTTATGTATTTAAAAGAGAAGATTTTCCATTTGATAAAGGGTTTGATGGTGGTGATGTTGGTCTTCTTACAGAAGGATACTCCCCTGCAAAACCAGTTACAGCATTTCATATAGATGAAATTTCAGATCCTAAAGGTATATATAAACGAGGTGGATCAAGAACAGATGAATTAGGGGATCAATCTGACGAAGAGGGTTACAGAAAGTTTCTTGGACAAAGTGAAGAGCAATTTTATGGTGCAGAGGCATTAGAGGCACAAAGGAAAATATTTGAAGAAACAGTACAACAACTAGATTCTGACTTTAAAATTAATCAAAAGTTTAATGTGCCACTAGATAAAGATCCAGTAATGAAAGGGTCAACATTAAAAGAATTAACTATAGATAAACTTAGTTTTATGAATAAATTAATTCCATCAAGACGTTTACACTTTGGAAAGTATGATGGACAAGAAGCACCTGATATAGTTAAAGACTTTAATATGCAGGTTGCTTTTAATGGTGCAGTATCTATGCAAGGTAGACCAGTACAATCTATAGATGTTATGCAACAAGTATATAATGCTAAAGGATTTGAAGTTGAGCAGTATATTGATAATCTTTATATGCAACAATTTTATAAAAGACAAGGCACTGGGAAGATTGCAGGTGTAGATTACATTTCACCTTATCAATTTGCTCAAGATAAATTAGGTAAACAATTAGAAACTAAATATTTTAATGATGCAACACAAGATAATTTAAAAGCTATGCCATCTAAAGAAGAGTTTAGGGCAGAGATTGTTGAGTTGCAGATACTTAATGGTAATCCTGCTTGGAATAAATCATACTTTGCAAATCTACCTGAGTATAAACGTCAAGGTATGGAACGTATATCACAGTTTTATAGATACTTTGATGAGTTGGCACAAGATGTAGGTGTCTTTCATACACCTGATAGTGTGGCATCTGCACAAGTAAAGTTAAGTGGTCGTATTGATGACCTAGATACTAAGATTAAATCTGAAAGAGATCCTGCAGCTAAAGAAATATTTAAACTTAGTATGAAACGTTTACTAGAACAACGATCATTTTATGAAGGATATCAACAAACTCGTAATAATTATAAGTGGGCTATATATTATGACAAGATGATGTTGATGAATGATCCTGAACAACAGAAAAAGTTAGCCAATGTATTTGCTGATCATTATTTAGGACAAGGTTTTATTACTAGATGGACTGGCACAAAGAATGAACGACTACCAATTACAAGTTTAGAGCAAGCACAAAAGGCTGCAGACGAAGATGTATCACATATACTTTCTATGGGTGATGACCCAATGGGATACAGCACACCATTAGGTGTTGGTAAAGGTAAGCATATAATGATGAGGACTACCAACATACCTGAGTGGAAGGTTAAAGATTTTATAGTAAAAGATCTAGGTGTATTGTCACAGTATGCAAAAAACATGGGTTTTAGAATTGAATATGCTAGAAAATTTGGTGATGATACTATTGATTATGTGACAGATATGTTAGAGGCTGAAATGCAATCAGCTAGAAAATCTAATGGTGAATTGAAATATACACAAAGAGCCATAGCTAATATTAAATCAGATTTTTTAGCAGACTATGAAAGAGTTGCAGGACAAATGATTAGAGAGCCAAACAGATGGGATACAAAGTTTGCTCGTATATCTAAAAAATTCTCAGGTGTTACCTATTTAACTGGAGCAGGTCTTACAGCTGTGACTGAAACAGTTGCAATGCCAATACTTGAACATGGTTTTGGGAATGTTATTAAAGGTGTGTTTAGAAGTTTAGATGGTAACTTTGATAACATGAAAGCTAATGCTAAACAAATAAATCATGTTGGCGAAGGCTTAGAAATGAATCGAAATGTTGCTGTTGATAGATATTTAGGTGAAATGACAAGACCATTGCAAATGGGTAAGATAGAAAAAGGTGCTGATGCAATGGAGAACCTTTTCTATAAAGCTAATTTTCTTTCGCCAGTTACAACTATAGGTAAAATGGTAGATTCTTCTGTTAGAATTCCAAAGTTTTATGACCAAATAAAAAACTACGATAGCCTTGATAGGTTTGATATTGATGAACTTGATAGATATGGAATAACAAAAGATTTAGCTAAACGATTATATGAGAATGGTGCATGGCAGTTTACTGACTCTGATATGCCATTGTTAAATATACAAGGGTGGGCAACTAAAACTAAAGCAGATAGAGAATTAAAGTCTCAAATGGAAACATATTTAAATAATGGTGCTAGAAATACTATTATGCATGCAACAGCATTTGATAGACCAACAATGGCAGATGGATTTGTATTTAAAAAATGGAAACCATATATGGCAAAGATGGGTATACAGCCTGATCCACGAGCATCTGTAGGTAAATTAGCTGATGGTACATATCGATATCCTATTGCTAGGATTGAATCAGGTGTAATGACATTTCCATTTCAATTTTATAATTTTTCATTTGCAGCTAATCAAAGAATATTAAGACCTATGTTTGATCCTAATAAAAAACATAGATTGGCAGGTGCTATAGCTTTGATGGGTATGTCTTATCTAGTATTGTCTACAAGGAAGCCTGATTGGTGGTTTAAAGATAAAGATTATTCAGAGTTATTTATGCAAGTAGCTGATAGATCAGGAATACTTGGCTTATATTCTGAAATAGCTTATAGAGGAATAGAAGCATCTGCAGCATTTGGTATGCATAACCCTGATAACACATGGTTAAAAGGTAGATACAATGCTACTGGTTGGGATTCTGCATTTGGAATGGTAGGTGCTACACCAAATATGTACAGAGAATGGGTTGTTGGTGCTAACGATCTTCTTAACGATAGAACAGAAGAAGGATTAAAAACCTTATCATATAATGCACCAATATTAGGTTTGTTAGGATTAGATGATGACTTGCGATCTATAGCAGGTGGTAGAAATAGATAGACATTTGTAACAAAAAAAGGTAAACGTAAATTATGACAATAGCTTTAAGTGCAAATACACCACGAATAAGTTACACAGTTGCACAAGGTGTAACAAGAACTACACCTTTTGATACAGACTTTGTTTTCTTTACTGGATCAACAGATATAAATGTATTCGTTGATGGAGTGGCAAGAACATTTGATGCCTCAACTTCTAATACTACATTGTTTACTGTCAGTGGTGGGAGTGGATCTACTGGGTCTGTGACAACAACAGTTACTGGTGCAACTGGTGGTAGTACAGTATTGATTACTAGATCTGTACCTTTGTCTCGTACTACAGACTTTCCAAGTTCAGGTGCATTTGAGATATCTAAGTTAAATACAGAGTTAGATACTGTTCTTACTTTGATAGCTGATGCAGATGATGAGAACTCTAGGGCATTAAGACTTAAAGATTCTGATGTGGCTGTTGATCTTACCTTGCCATTAAAGGCAGATAGAGTTGGCACAGTTTTAGGATTTAATGCGACAACTGGTGCAGCAGAAGCAGGACCAACAATAGCAAACGTTAGTGCATTATCTGCTATTACTGGAAACATTAATACATTAGGTGGTATATCTGCTGATATAACTACATTAGCACATATAGAAGATGGCACGACTGCTAGTAATGCAATACAGACTGTTGCTACAAATGCTAATGCAGTTGTTACAGTTTCACAAAACACAACTAACATGACTAATATTACTAACAATTTATCAGCCGTACAAAATGCTAGTGCCAATGCTACACTTGCAGAGAATTATGCAGTCAAGGTTGATGGTGCAGTTGAATCCTCAAAGTATTCATCTAAAGCTTGGGCGATTGGTGGTACTGGTGTAACTGATACAGCAGGGTCAGGTTCAGCAAAGTCTTGGGCAGTCGAAGCTGATGCAGTAGATGGATCAGAACATTCAGCAAAATCATACGCTATAAGTGGTAGTGCAATATCAGCAGGTTCAGCAAAACAATGGGCATTAGGTGGTGGATCAGGGTTTACAACATCAACTGCTGTATCAGGTGGGTTGTATTCAGCTAAGTATTACGCTGAACTTGCAGCATCTTCTTTCGATTCATTTGATGATAAATATTTAGGTAGCAAATCTAGTGATCCATCAACAGATAATGACGGAAATGCTTTAGCAACTGGTGCAATATTTTATCATACTGGTTCATCAGCATTAAAGGTGTGGACTGGTTCTGCATGGAACACAGTTGCAGTAGATACATCTTCATTTGCAACCAATGGCTTTAGTGTAGCTATGGCAATAGCTTTATAGGAGTAGAATATGGCACAAAACTTTAAACAAATAAAAATGAGGAACATTGGTACTAGTGCCACAGACATTCCTGATGGAGCAGATTTTCCAAGTGGATTTCATACTCTGATTGGATTGAACATGGCTAACACGACAACCAATGCCATAACAATATCAGCATATGTTCAAGCTAGTTCAGTGAATTATTATATAATTAAAGACATGACAATCCCTAGTGGATCAGCTTTTACACATGATTCAAAGATTGTTTTATTGAGTGGTGACAGATTGTTCTTTGTAAGTGATACAGCAACATCATTAGACGTTATTGCAAGTTATGTAGAAAACATTAGTACATAGGATTTGATATGCCTTTTATTGGAAACACACCTGACGTAAACTTCACTAGCTTTGCCAAGCAAGATTTAACTGGTGTTACTGGTAGTCCAGCTAAAAGAGGATATACCTTAACTCATGCAGTAGCCAATGCAAATGAGATTGAAGTCTTTGTAAACAACGTAAGACAAGAGCCAACAGATGCTTATACAGTAAATGGTACTGGTTTAACTATGACTGGTGATGTTGAAACTACAGATGATTTTTACATTATTTATTTAGGCAAAGCCATACAAACA